GCAGGATTACTAACAAATTGGGAACAATGTTCCTAAAACTAGTGGAACGTTATTCACACAGAGCAAACTGGAGAGGTTATACTTATGTAGATGAAATGCGTGGACAAGCACTAGTTCAACTATCTCAAATTGGATTACAATTTGACGAATCAAAATCTGATAACCCTTTTGCGTATTACACCGCAGTGGTTAACAACAGTTTCACAAGAGTATTAAATATTGAAAAAAGAAATCAAACTATCAGAGATGACATTTTGATTGAACAAGGACATTTACCAAGTTTCAGCAGACAGATTGCACATGAAGAAGAAATGAGAGCAATGCGAGAATCTGTAGAAACTGACACAGACAACGTAACAGAGTAAAACTTTTATGAGCCAACTGTTTGACAGAGCGGCTTGCTTTACGGACATACACTATGGCCTTAAGCAGAATAGTCGCTTACATTTACAAGACTGCGAAAGATTCATTGACTGGTTTATCGCAGAAGCAAAAGCAAGAGATTGCGAAACATGTATATTCTTAGGTGACTGGCATCATCATAGAGCAAGTGTAAACGTTGCTACTATGAATGCTTCGATTAACGGTCTTAAAAAACTTAATGATGCATTTGAAAAAGTATATTTTATTTTAGGCAATCACGATTTATATTATCGTGAAAAACGTGATATGAATAGTGTAGAATATGCTAGAGATCTATCTAACTTTGTTATGATAGATGACCATTTTTTACAAGATGATGTTGCAATTATTCCATGGTTAGTTGGAGACGAACACAAACAAGTTTCCAAAATGAAGTGCAAATATATGTTTGGACATTTTGAACTACCATATTTTAAAATGAATGCTATGGTAGAAATGCCAGACCATGGTGGTATAAAAGCAGAACATCTATCAGGTCCTGAATATGTGTTTAGTGGACATTTCCATAAACGTCAATATAAGAACAACATACATTATATGGGCAATGCTTTCCCACACAACTATGCTGACGTAGCAGATGATGAGCGAGGTGCTATGTTCTTAGAGTGGGGGAGCGAACCTATTTATGTAAACTGGACAGAGTGTCCAAAGTATAGAGTATTTACACTTAAACAATTATTGGACAATCACGAAAACCTACTTGACAAATATACCTATGCTCGTGTAAAATTAGATATCAGTATCTCGTATGAAGAAGCAACGTTTGTAAAAGAAAAATTTGCAGAACAGTACGACGTGCGAGAATTGCAATTAATTCCTATTAAAGAAGAGGAACAGGAATTCGAAGGCAGTGAAATTAAATTTGAAAGTGTAGACCAAATTGTTATTCAACAATTAGAAACAATAGAATCTAGCACAATAGAAAGGCAAAAATTAATAGATATCTACAACGAGTTAGAAACATAATATGTTAAAAATTAAAAACGTTACAGCTCGGAACTTCATGAGCGTCGGTAACAGCACACAGGCAGTTAACTTTGACAACTGTCAACTTACTCTAGTACTTGGTCATAACTTAGATATGGGCGGCGATGGTAGCAGGAATGGTACAGGTAAGACAACCATTATTAATGCACTAAGTTATGCGTTATACGGCGAAGCACTTACTAATATCCGTCGAGATAATTTGATAAACAAAACAAACGGTAAAAGCATGATGACCACTGTTGATTTTTCAGTGGGAGATACAGAGTATCGTATTGAACGTGGGCGTAGACCTAATACATTAAAGTTCTTGGTAAATGGCATGGAAGAGGAAGATCAAGAACAACAAGGTGATAGCAGAGAAACACAAAAAGAAATAGAAAAAATTATAGGTTTCCCTCATAACATGTTTAAGCACTTGATTGCATTAAACACATATAGCGAACCTTTTTTGAGTATGAAGAATAACGATCAACGTGATATGATCGAGCAACTGCTAGGTATTACAGATTTAAGTTCAAAGGCTGAACTGCTTAAGGAAAAAGTAAAGGAAGTTAAAGACAACATAAAAGAAGAAGAAATGCGTATTAATGCAGTCAAAGATGCAAATGAACGCATTGAAAAGAACATTAAAGAATTAGAAAGTCGTGAAAAGGCTTGGTCTGCAACACATCAAACAAAACTTGCAGACATAGAAACAGCACTAACAACTCTTGCAGAGCTTGATGTTGACATAGAAATACAAAAGCACAAAGATAATGCAACTGCCAAAGAACAATCAGATACTATTCTATTGCTGAAAAATGATCTTAAAACAACTAAAACAAGTTATGACAGGTCAACAGGCACCCTTGAACAGTTAGCATCAGATTTAATAGCCGCTGAAAATGGCGTATGTCCTGCATGTGAACAATCCACAGCACACTTAGAAACACATGCCGCTTACACTCAAGGAGTTAAAGACAAGATTGAGGAAGAAACTAATTATCATAATGAAAAGTCTCACAGGTTAAGTGAGATAGAAGAGGCAATTAGTGTTTTGGAAGGCGAACAGGTAGAAACTAAGTCTACGTTTTATAAAAGTGTTGAGGAAGCATATGAACATAAACACAACATGGAATCACTTGCAGAACAATATGCAAGTAAACAATCAGAAGAAAATCCATATGTAGAACAAATAGACATGCTCAGAGAAACAGGCATACAGTCAATAGAATTTGATTTGATTAACGAATTAACGTTTCTAAAAGATCATCAGGAGTTCTTGTATAAATTGCTCACAAGTAAAGACAGTTTCATTCGTAAAAAAATAATTGATCAAAATATTGCATACTTGAATCATAGACTTGCATGGTACTTAGACAAACTAGGATTACCACATGATGTTAGGTTTGCAAGTGACCTAAATGTAGAAATTACAGAATATGGTAGAGACTTAGACTTTGATAATTTAAGTAGAGGTGAGAGAAACAGACTAATACTAGGACTAAGTTGGGCCTTTAGAGACATATATGAAAGTCTTAACCAACCAATGAACCTAATGTGTATTGACGAGCTTATTGATTCTGGCATGGATAGCATGGGTGTTGAAAACGCATTAAGTATCTTAAAGAAAATGAATCGCGAACATGGTAAGAACATTTTCCTCATATCACACAAAGAAGAGTTAGTTGGACGTGTGAATAATGTGTTAACTGTTGTCAAGGAAGGTGGGTTCACAATGTACAATACGGACACGGAGTACATAAACTAGCCAAAATCACAACCTACATAAAACAGAGTTCGGTAACTATGTTGTATGTCAGATTGGGTGTATAAGGGTAAAATAGTAAATGAATTACCAGAAGAATGCGAAGCATTTGTTTACCTGATTACAAACAACAAGAACGGCATGAAATATGTCGGCAAGAAACTAGCAAGGTTTAAAACAACAAAGCCACCACTCAAAGGAAGGAAAAACAGACGTAGAGGTTACAGAGAAAGTGACTGGCGTACCTATTGGGGTAGCAGTGACCATTTACAAGAAGATGTACAACAATTAGGTGAAAAACATTTTACCAGAGAAATATTATACTATTGTGCAAGTAGAGGTATTGCAAGTTACTTAGAAGCAAAAGAACAATTTGACAGAGAAGTTCTCTTGACAGATGATTATTACAATGGTATAATCAACGTAAGAGTCGGAGGTTCAAAAATCTTAAAAGAAGAACTAAAGAAGATATAATTATATATCGCACAAGGCACACACAGACACCAAGTCAAGCATACCAGGCAATTCACAGAACCCTAACATAAGGAACTACACCGCCCCGACAGGGCATATAAAACTGTCACCCTTGACAATCCGTTAAACACGGTGCGGGATTCTGGGTTGTAGTCGGCAAGATGCAAACAACGTTATGGCATTTAAAGAATGTAGGCAATGAGAAAAAGCAACCTACAAGTCTGTATAACTGAACTCGTCCAGGTTATATAGGTTTCCGTGAGGTCGAAAGACAGTGACGGTAGTGTACAGGGGGATAAGGCTCACCGCCTCCTAATAGCACCCGAGATTGAGATGGCGATGCTCATCATGATGACATCCATTTTTTTTATTCACCTGGCAACAGGTGAATTATGGCTTAACTTTCATGATAACGTCTAAATATTTCTTCTCTACAAAAAATATCTTGTAAGTGAGTGATTCGAACGAAGTGAAGAACGAACGCAACAAGATAAGACACGAAGTGTCTGTTAAATGTAATTAATTGTAACATTCTAAACTAAAACAACATATAAGACGTTCTACTTTAGTAAATACTATATGTGAGGACATAAAAATGAAAAAACTTATAATGCTAGGATTATTGCTCACAGGTTGTAATTCAAGTGAGTCAATTAAGAATGTTCCAGAATTCGATTGGATGCCTAATGATCTTTTATGGCAACATAATGTAAGAGATTGCAGAAGTAAACCTCACTGCGATGCCGCAGATTTATTTCAAAGAACGTAGGGAGACGTTATGGCAAAGAAAAAATACAAACCAA